AGTTTGTTTCTGAAGTTGACAGAACCTCTCTAAAGGTGAGATAACAGTCGACTTCTTTTACGATTTTCCCAAATACTTCACTGGCATTATCAACAGATAAATTTGATCGACTTCTTATCATGATCTCTTCCCAATCTTTATAGAGACTAGTGATATTATTAATAAAGGTTTTTAATTCACCTGTCGCATTGCCTTGAGAACGCCCTAAACGAACTGTCTCAAGTAAGACATTATAAAAAGACTCCCAATCATCTTTGTTGATTTTACGTGTAGCATTCTTGCCTAAACTATCTACAATCAACTGCATTGTATCCTCTAATACATCAACTTGCAGATCAAATGAATTATCTGACTTGATCAGGTAGCTTTCCTCATATATTTCTAATCCAGAAGGCACTACAAGTTCTTTAGTGGTATGGTCTACCACATTAATCTTTCTTGTATTCTTTAGTTTGCTTATATAATCAAAAGTCAGTTCTTTCACTGTTTCCTTGCCGACAGTATTCATAACTCCGGCAGCAGTAGTGTAAAGAAATACCCCAGCTAAAAATTCATCCAACGCAAAATCGCCCTGTGAAAGCAGGGCGTTTTTTGTTTGTCCTATATATTTTTCAAAACTCAGTTTCTTGTCACCATCAAGCACACTATCTCTTTCAATGATATCAAGTAACGCAAGAACGATTAGCTCTTTTTTGTCTTCATCTAGTAAAGGAATTACATCCTCTCTAAACCTCTGCACTACTTCATTTTTATTAGCTCTTTGGGAAGCATTTATTACATTGCTGAGGCTTTCACCATTGTTCTTTATGGCAGCACTTCCACTATCACTGATATTACCATTCGAAAGATTCCCCGTACAGCTGAAGAGTCGTGATACTGCTGATGCATTATTTTGGTTTATGTATTGGCAAGTCGGATCTACAGTCCGTGTCATCGTCCCCAAAAGTACATAACCAAAAACACTTTCTATTTTGCACAATCGAAGAACCTGTGCAAATGTCCCAAAACACAGTCTTGTCATAATTTTTCTCCCTTGAAACTCATAAGCAAGTGAATGCAACTCACTGCAAATGAGAAGTATATTCCGCTCAATTTCGAAGCAAATCCCTATGAAAGTAAGCTGATGCCAGGAGTTCTGGTATCGGCTTTTTTTCATTTTGAAATAAAAGCAGTTCCTACTAATTCCTATTAATTCATCTTAACACAAATTATTTTCAATTGTCAATCAAAGGAGGAAATCAAATGGAAAACAGTACAAACCAAAGCCAACCAAAGAACAAGGATTTTTATGATGGTGCTTGGCACCTAACGATCGAGAATCAAGTCATTGAAGTCACTGAAGAAGTGTACCGCGCTTACAAGCAGCCCCTGTGGGCAGAGAAAAAACGCCAAGAACGCGAGAAACGCTGCATCATCAGTGACGGCAAAGGTGGCACAAAGAGATGTACTCGAAATTGCCGTGAATGTGATCTGGAACGTGCTGAAAAAGGTTTACCACTAATTGATCGAACAGGCGGTGTTCTGTCATTGGACAAGTTCAGTGATGATGGTTTCGACGTTCCTGATTCAGTCAATATTGATGAACTTGTGGAGGACAAGCTTCTTCTTGAGGAACTCTTCGCCGCCCTGGATGAACTAGACCCCGAGAATCGACGTATTGCTGAGCTCTTCAGCATAGGTAAAACCGAACGAGAAATTGCTGAATGCATTGGTTGCGCTCAAAAGACAGTCAACAATCGCAAGATTAAGATTTTTGCCCAGCTAAGAGAAGTTTTGAAAGATTGGGAGTAATTCATTACTCAAAACGCCCTCTGGTGTCCTGTGGATATCAGAGGGTGTTATCAAAACTATTTTTCAAAGTCATTACTCAAACTTCTCACTTTTGTCCTGTGAAGGTTGAGGGGAACAAAACAACCCTCGGAACGGAGGTTAAACAATGCAGAATCAAGCAAACCAAACTGACACTCAGAGCCGGAATCCTGAAATGGATGAAGAGCTGGCCGATGTTCTTACCGCCATCAGCGTAGTGTCAAAGCGCCTTGCTAAGAAGCTTACAACGCTATCGCAGCAAGAGAAAGAAAAAGGAGGAAAACCAGATGGGCAAAATGAGTGAACTCTCTTTATTAGTTAAAGAGCTGAACCAATGTGGTGAAACGCTTATAGGCATATCTCAGTCTCTTTCCAGCATGTTCAGTAGTAGCGATGAACCAACTCAAACTAAACCAGAAACACCTGCACCAGAAGAAAAGGCCATAACTCTTGAAGAAGTTAGAGCGGTTCTGGCTGAAAAAAGTCGAGATGGCCATACAGCAATAATTCGTGAGCTACTTCAAAAGTATGGCGCTGATAAGCTATCAGAAATTAATGCTTCAGATTATCCAGCACTCTTAGCAGAAGCTGAGGTACTTGGAAATGGGTAAGCATGCACTTCTTTCAGCCTCTTCATCTCATAGGTGGTTAAACTGTCCTCCTTCTGTCAGGCTCAGTGAGTCTTATGAAGATAAAGGAAGTAGCTACGCCGCAGAAGGCACCGACGCTCATACCCTATGTGAGTACAAATTAAAAGTTGCTCTTGGGCTCCTAGCCAAAGACCCAACAGAGGATCTCACCTACTACAGTGAAGAGATGGAAGAATGTGCGAATGGCTATGCAGCTTACATTCTTGAGCTGGTAGAAGCTGCAAAAGAAAAATGTGCGGACCCGGTTGTTCTTATAGAACAGAGGCTTGACTTCTCTAAGTATGTTGAAGGCGGCTTCGGGACCGGAGATTGCTTGATCATCGCTGACTCTCAGATCCACGTATGTGACTACAAGCATGGACAGGGAATTTTAGTTGAAGCAGAAGACAATCCGCAGATGAAGCTCTATGCACTGGGTGCCCTAGAAATCTTCGATAGAATCTATGACATCGACACGGTTTCCATGACCATCTATCAGCCTCGTAGAAACAACATTTCCACCCACACAGTATCCAAAGAATCCTTATACCAATGGGCTAATGAAGTTCTTAAACCCACCGCAGAGCTGGCCTTTGCCGGCGAAGGAGACTTCAAGTGTGGTGATTGGTGTGGTTTTTGCAAAGCAAAGCACGAATGCCGCACCAGAGCTGAGCACAACATGGAGCTTGCCAAATACGACTTCAAGATGCCCCCTCTACTCGATGATTACGAGGTTGAATACATTCTAAGTAAAATCGATGGTCTAATCTCCTGGGCTTCAGACATCAAGGAATATGCGCTTCAGTCTGCCGTCAGCGGAAAACAGTGGGACGGATGGAAGTTGGTCGAAGGCAGAGCCAACCGTAAGTACATCAACGAACAAGCAGTGGCTGAGGTTGTAAGCGCAGCCGGATACAACCCATATGAACAGAAAGTAATTGGTCTCACCGCCATGACGTCTCTTCTTGGCAAGAAACGTTTTGAGGAGATCCTGGGCAGCTACATCGAAAAACCCCAGGGCAAACCAACGCTTGTGCCGGAGAACGATAAAAGACCGGCAATCCATACAGCACAGAATGATTTCAACGAATAATTAGGAGGAAAATCTTATGTCCAATAATGCGAACAAGGTCAACAGTAACCCCATGAAGGTCATCACCGGTCCCGAAACACGCTGGTCTTATGCCAACGTGTGGGAAGCGAAATCCATCAACGGCGGAACCCCCAAATTCTCTGTATCACTGATCATCCCCAAGTCCGACACCCTGACAGTTTCAAAGATTAAAGCCGCCATTGAAGCTGCCTACCATGAGGGCGAAGCCAAGCTGAAAGGCAACGGCAAATCCGTGCCGCCGCTTGCAGCCATCAAGACACCCCTGCGCGATGGAGACATCGAAAGGCCGGATGATCCAGCCTATGCAAATGCCTACTTCATCAATGCCAACTCAGGTACCGCGCCTGGGATTGTGGATGCAGACCGCAACATCATCCTCAACCGCGCTGAAGTGTACAGCGGAGTGTATGGCCGAGCCAGCATCAACTTCTACGCCTTCAACAGCAACGGCAATAAAGGCATCGCCTGCGGACTCAACAATCTGCAGAAGGTTCGCGACGGAGAACCCCTGGGAGGAAAATCGAGAGCTGAGGACGACTTCTCCAGCGACCTCGACGAGGACTTCCTGTCTTGAGGACGCTCAGCATCGACATTGAAAGCTATAGCAACGTAGACCTCGCCAAAAGCGGGGTCTACCGCTATGTCGAGTCCCCGGAGTTCGAGATCCTCCTCTTTGGTTATTCCGTGGACGGAGGAGATGTCAGGGTCGTCGACCTGGCTGAAGGTGAATCGATACCGGCGGATATTATCAACGCCCTTGAGGATGAAGCCATATTGAAGTGGGCCTTCAATGCGAATTTTGAACGCATCTGCCTTTCCAGACACCTGGGCTTGCCTACAGGAAGGTATCTGGATCCAAAGCAATGGCGCTGCTCTATGGTCTGGTCGGCATTCATGGGCCTGCCACTCTCGCTTGAGGGAGTCGGCGCGGTCTTGGGTCTTGAAAAACAAAAGCTGAAGGAAGGCAAAGACCTCATCCGATATTTCTGCCAACCCTGCAATCCAACCGCAACAAACGGCATGAGGACACGTAACCTTCCGACCCATTCCCCTGAAAAGTGGTCAACCTTTAAGGAATACAACCTCAGGGATGTCGAGGCTGAACTCGCCATCCAGGAAAAACTCGAAAAGTTCCCTGTGCCTGATTCTGTCTGGGATGAATACCACCTGGACCAGGAGATCAATGACCGGGGAGTTGAGTTAGATGTACCTTTCGTAAAAAACGCCATTCAAGCTGACCGGGAATCCAAATCTAAACTCGTCAGCCTGATGCAGGACCTGACGGAGCTGGACAATCCCAATTCAGTGGCTCAAATGAAGCAGTGGCTTTTCGACAATGGGCTGGAAACCGACACCCTGGGCAAGAAAGTAGTCGCTGAACTCCTAAAGACCGCTCCGGCACCCCTTGGCGAAGTATTGGCGCTCCGCCAGCAGCTTGCGAAATCATCCATCAAAAAATACCAGGCCATGGAAAATGCGGTCTGTAGTGATGGCCGTGCTCGGGGGATGTTCCAGTTCTATGGAGCAAACCGCACCGGCCGATGGGCGGGCAGGCTTATTCAGATGCAGAACCTGCCGCAGAACCATATGCCCGACCTGGAAGAAGCCCGCGGTTTGGTGAAGGACGGCAACTTTGAAGCGTTGGAAATGCTCTACGATGCTATGCCGGAAGTTCTATCAGAACTGATTCGGACCGCCTTCATACCAAGACCCGGCTGCAAGCTGGTCGTTGCGGACTTCTCCGCCATCGAAGCCCGTGTGATCGCATGGCTTGCCAGAGAATCCTGGCGTCAGGAGGTCTTTGCATCAGGCGGCGACATCTATTGCGCATCGGCTTCCCAGATGTTCCGGGTCCCTGTTGAGAAGCATGGCGTCAATTCCCATCTCAGGCAAAAAGGAAAAATTGCCGAACTGGCCCTGGGCTATGGAGGATCGGTCGGCGCGCTGAAAGCCATGGGAGCGTTGGAAATGGGACTTGCCGAGGAAGAACTTCAACCACTGGTCACCGCATGGCGATCGTCAAACCAGAACATCGTAAGGTTCTGGTGGGACGTGGACCGGGCAGCCCTGAAGGCAGTCAGGGAAAAGACGGTCACGCAAACCCATGGGATCAGATTCACCTACCAGAGCGGGATGCTCTTTATCACGCTTCCCTCGGGGAGACGGCTAACCTATGTCAAACCCCGGATCGGCGAGAACCAGTTCGGATCGGAATGCGTGACCTACGAAGGGGTCGGAAGCACGAAGAAATGGGAGCGAATTCAAAGCTACGGCCCCAAGTTTGTCGAGAACATCGTGCAAGCAACCAGCCGCGACATCCTCTGCTTTGCCATGAAGAACCTCAGGGAATGCAGCATCGTCATGCATGTCCATGATGAGGTGGTCATCGAAGCTGAAATGGACACTTCCATGGAAGCTATCTGCATCAATATGGGGCTTACCCCTCCCTGGGCGAAAGGGCTTCTGCTCCGGGCTGACGGCTATGAAACTGATTTTTATAAAAAAGATTAATGGATGGTACTCATGGAACCGTCTTCTGTCCTTTGGATTATAGGAGGCAATGATGTCTTCAAGATGGGAGGTCATAGAAATGTTCTATGTCAAAGAAAAACTCAGCGAAGCGGCTGAGGTCATGGTGGAAATCCATGACGATAATGTCTACTGCACCTGCCCCTGTTGCGGGTGCGAAGTCCAGGTCGACCTGGGCGAACTTCTCAGCGATGGCGAGGGCGACCTTTACGGTACATCAGTCTATTGCACGGACTGCAGCATGGAAAGATTGGAGGAATTGATGAGATGAAAGAACTGATACCAAAAGACAATTATGGAGTTTTCGCAGATACCAACGACACCGCCAGGGTCGACAGTCTATATATCGCTGAGTTCTTTGAGAAGGAACACTTCCATGTCCTGCGCGATATCGCAAAAATCACTGACTCCAGATCTGGATTGAGTGAACAGTTCACTGCATCTAATTTTGAGCTGACCTACTACAAAGACAAGACAGGGAGAAAACTTCCCTGCTACATGATGACCCGGGACGGCTTCACCATGCTGGTCATGGGATACACGGGCCAAAAGGCGATGCGATTCAAGGAACTCTACATCAGACGCTTCAATGAAATGGAGCAGTTCATCAAGACGCTGGTCACAGCCCGTAAGGATTTCCCTCTGCTCACAGAAAACATCAAGCTCCTGCACGACAATCCGAAGCCATACCATTTCAGCAACGAGTGCGACATGATCAACCGGATCGTCACCGGGATGTCGGCAAAGCAGTTCAGGCAGGCCCACGGACTTGAAAAAGGCACCAGCATCCGTCCCTACCTTTCGGATGACCAGATCCAGATGATCGAGATCCTCCAGAAGGTGGACATCGGGCTTCTCCTGGCTGTACCCGACTATGAGCAGCGCAAGCGCCACCTGGAATGGTACAAGATGAAGCTTCTGAAGAAAATCGCGTAGCGGGGTCAGAACCATGAGCATAAGCAAATTCAACTCAGAGGGCTACTATGACCCAACCGCTTACGAGGCCCTGACGGCCGTCGAACAATCCGAGAAAACCAGGAACACCTTCCGGCCACTGGTATATATCTGTTCCCCCTATTCCGGGGACATCGAGACAAATACCCTGGCGGACAGACGCTACAGCAGATTTGCGGCAGATAGGGGTTATATCCCTATCGCGCCGCACTTGCTGTTCACCCAATTCCTCGATGACAGCCTGCCCGCCGAGCGGGAGCTTGGCCTGTTCTTCGGCAATGTGCTGATGTCGAAATGCGCCGAGGTCTGGGTCTTTGGCAAAACGATCTCAGCCGGGATGAAATATGAAATCAAAACCGCAAAATGGAAAAAGCACCGTTTGCGATACTTTAATGAGGACTGTGAGGAGGTTCAAGATGAGGACTATAAAACCAATCCAGACATACTATAAAGGCTATTTATTTCGGTCCAGATTAGAAGCCCGCTGGGCAGTTTTCTTTGATGCCTGTGGAGTGGAGTATGAATATGAACCGGAGGGCTATGACCTTGGAAACGGACTGATGTATCTTCCGGATTTTCTGTTACACGGCGTTGACGGCAGAGACGGCGGTGATATTTTCGTAGAGGTCAAAGGCCAGATGACCGAAATGGATGCCGCTAAAATCAATCGCTTTGTCCAGCTTGGATCAAAGAATCCCGACCAGTATGGAAAATCCGAAACCGCGACTTTGGTGGTGGGAAATATCCCACCGGGCGATGATATTAACGATATCATCCGATACATTGGCGATAAAGCATATGAAAATCACGGAGACTGGCCGAATGAATTCAACTTCGAGACGATTGACGGTGACCACTTTGCAGCTCATCCGGGAATCAACCATGACGGAAATTTCGAACTGTTCGGCGATGATTCAAACTATCTTTCATTCATGAACCGTACAGCCACCGAAAGAGCTTACCGCCTTGCCCGACAAGCAAGATTCGAACATGGAGAAACCCCGCGGGGAGGTGATGGAAATGCGTAATCTGGCCATAGCATATGGTGCAAATCGCCATGCAAAAATATGGGCTAATAAATCCACTACTTTCAATGATTTAAAGGAACGCTTAAAGGTCACAATCAGAACACCTGAGTCGTCTGAAGAATATGCCAACTTGTCGAAGGCACAAAAAGATACTGCCAAAGATCATGGCGGATTTGTTGCAGGTGTCTTAAAGAACGGACGAAGAAAAATTGACACGGTGGAGTCACGGTCTATGATCGCTCTGGATGGGGACAGAATTAACGGTGAGTTTCTAGAAAATTTTGAAGAGAAAGCTCCCTATACCTGTGTCCTTTACTCCACCCATAGCCATACGAAAGATAATCCAAGAGTCCGTGTTGTCTTTCCCCTGAAAAGGAATGTGACACCGGAGGAATTTGTAGCGGTGTCAAGATACCTTGCACAAATGCTCGGCATCGACAATTTCGATGAGTGCTCATATCTGCCAAACCAGTTGATGTACTGGCCCAGCTCTCCTTCGAACGGCGAATTCATTTATAAAGAAGTGGAAAAAGACTGGCTGGACCCGGATGATATTTTGAATGCCCATCCAGAATGGAACGATCCCACAAGGCTCCCCACATCCTCAAGGGAGAGTAAAGCAAATACGGTCCATATCAAGAAAGTACAAGATCCCCTTAAAAAGACGGGTGTAGTTGGACTGTTCAACAGGGCGTACTGCCCTGTAACCCTGGCTCTGGATGAGTTTTTATCTGATGTGTATGCACCCACGGCTAGTGGGGACAGGTACCATCTAATTGAATCGAGCAGTATGGCGGGAGTTGAAATCAAAGAGGATGGCAAGTTTGTTTATAGCCATCATGCCAAGGACCCGGCGTATCTAAAGCTTTGCAACGCATTTGATATTGTACGCATCCATAAATTCCAGGATGAAGATGAGAAAAAATCCTATCTGAAGATGTGCGAGTTTGCTATGGGCCTTGACAAGGTCAAGCTCCAGATTGCTGAAGACCGGCAAGAGAGCGCAGGCGCAGACTTTAAAGACACCGCTGATTGGCGAACCCTTCTCCAGTACATGTCGCGCAGTGAAGTCCTGCAAAATAGCGTATGGAATTTGAACCTGATACTAAACCACGATCCGGACTTTGCAGGATTTGCATTCAACGAAATGGCCAATCGCATACAAGTCACAAGGAAACTTCCGTGGACACGACCCGATGGGAATCAATTCTGGCGCGATGCGGATACCGCTCAGTTAAAGTCCCTGATTGATGCCCGC